TTGCTGGTCTCGTTCCAGACCGAACATGAAGAAGCTCCAGAAGCCGATTGCCCGTGAACCTTTGAAGTGACGGATCATTACCCGACCACCTTCCTCGTGAGGCTTGCCTTCCGGTGTGGCCAAGTGAGAGATGTAGTGGATAATGATGTTCAGTTCCTGGGCCAGTCCTGCCATGGACTTCATGATCTGCTCAAGGGATTCCTTCTCGTTGGAAGGGTCCGCCATTGCAGTCAGGTGATCCAGATAGAACAGGTAAACACCTTTCGCAGCCATGTACCGGATCTTGTTCTCAACCCGATGCCACTCGCCGTTCCCCCATGAATCGTAAAAGGTAACATTCCCTTTCAGCTTCTGGATCTCGACGTCTTTCTCGTCTTGAGTCCAATCCCCATCCGGTATGTGGAACTGCTTTTGTGCGGCCTTTCCGGCAATCCGTGTGGCTGTCTCGGCAGGTTTCTGCTCAAGATAGATGACCCCTACCCTTTCGCCCAACGTGTTGATGTCGTATTCCATCTGCTGGGTGAACAGGTCAGTCTTGCCCACACCGGTCCCGGCACCGAAACCGTAGTTCTCACCACGGCGGCGTCCATAGGTGTAGATCGTCAGAGTTGGTAGGAACCACGGAAGACCCCATTCGACAGGCTTACTGAGTTCTTCGAGGATGTCATCAATTTCAATCAGACCATCCGGACGGAACTCCTGAGCATTCCACATGCAGCCAACCAGGTCTTTGTCTCGACCCATCTGGAGCATATCGCTGGCGTCTTTCTCGGGCAGCAGAGCGATCTTCGCCTTGCCGGGTTTCATCAGTTCAGCAGCAGCACGAACATTCTCCTGCCCTGCCTCGTCCATATCGAAACAGAAGATCACTTCGTCAAACGAATGGAGCCACTCGATGTTGGCCTTGATGGGATCCTCATAGTTCCCCGCCCCACTGGGCAGAGAGACGACCGGCCACTTGTTGCCTTGGGCCTGAGACAGACTCATGGCATCAATCTCACCTTCAACGACAACCACGCGCTTACCACCGGATTGCCACAGGTGTTGACCAAACAGTTGAATGTTCTCAATGTCAAAGTCACCAGTCGTGAAGAACTTCTTGTTGGCTCCACGGATCTTCTGAGCGACCAGTCTTCCGGACTGATCCTTGTAGGGGGCGACCTGGACTGTGCGTCCTTGCCCGTCTTGAGCAACACGGTAGCCAAACTTCTTGCAAGTCTCCTCGCTGATCTTTCGTTTACGCAGGGCTTGGAACTCTCCACCCTCGATGAGTTTGTTTCCCACCTTTGGCTTCCTCCTCTGGGTCGGTTGCTTGTTGGGTGATGAGTCTTCGGCCCACTCATTGATGTTGACCTGACAGACGAAACACTTCCCCCACCCTTTTGCATTGATCGAGTAACCATCACTCGACCCACACTTAGGACAGGGGATGTGACGCTCTACCCAATCACTCATCTTCGCCTATGAGAGATGCGATACGCGCCCTCACGGTGTTCGCCTTCCGTACATCGTTCAGTCGAAACGCATAGCTCCGCTGCAATTTATCCACGGCTTCATCTTCCTGGGCCATGAGGTCAGTCTGTTGTTCAACGTACTTTTCCAGATTGGTGATGGTCTTCTGGAGGTTCTTCAGGATTGAGTTCAAAGTCATGTTCATTGTAAATAGTCCTTAGAGGTAACCGAGGATTGAGCCGAGAGGGGCGAAGACGATGCCGATGATCCGTGCGGTCTCCAGCCCAGTGAGGGTGTCTCCACCGATGAGCTTCAAGATGTTATAGACCCAACCGAATGCTCCCAGGAGGAGGATCCCTAAGACGATAATGTCGAAGGTTTTGTTTGGTGCAGGAGTTCGAATACGCATCATTGGATACCTCCTACATAAGTGACGTTGAAATGTCCATCATCAAGCCACGCCTGACTGAATATCTGGTTTACACCTGCCATTGAGACGACTGCACAGCCATAAGATAGGCGGTCAAAGCAGAAGAAACCTTTGGAGGCGCGAATCTGTGAGGCAGCGAAAGGTAACCTCTTAATGTTGCGAACCTTATAGGTAGCTCCTGGCTTCAACTGGGTTATATGGGTGACCTCCTTATCAAACGTGTACTGAGCAAACCGCTGGCCGGTGTTAGGGTTGGTCTTCAGCTCCGACTTCACGGGGAAACCCTGAGCCTTCAGGTCGGCAATGCGGCGGGGCAGTGCCATGATCCCATAGTCCATCAATGCGGAGCGTTGGGTCAGGGAGCCATCGCTCAGAAGGATCTGGCGGATTTTTTCTACTTGAGTCATATCGACCTCTCACAGTTGTCGTGGGGTTCTAACGAAAAGAAAGCCCCGACCGGTGAAGGCCGAGGCTGTCCTAAGGTGTGGGTAATTGCTTGAGACCTAGTTGAAGTACCAGGTATTCACATCAAAACAGGGACATGCCTTGGGTGGTGCGTCTGTTTGCGCGATCAGGTCCCGGTGTCCCATGATGTTCTCACTCGGGATGTTGAACTCGGCGGCAAGGCCACCAATCAGCTCATACAGAGCAGCGAATTGTTCAGGGATGTAGTTGTTGGTTGGTTCGCGGGTCTCTGGATCCAGCCCACCAATCAGACAGATGCCGATTGATCGCCGGTTCCAGCCAGGGCCACAGTCACCCACATGAGCGCCGGGTTTATCTACCGGGCGGCACCGTGCGCCGTTGGCTTTTGATTCGACTGTTCCATCCAGCTTGATGACATAGTGATAGCCGTTTCCCAGCCATCCTTTGGCTCGATGCCAACGGTCTATGTCCGCAGCATCAAAGTCCTTGCCATGCTCAGTGGCGGAAGCGTGGACAATTAGATGATCTTTCATTTGAGTCCTGCCTTTTTGAGAGCCTCAATGCGTTTCTTCTGAGGTCTCTCGCTCATCCATTCCTTTGGTATCAGCTCCTTCTCGTAAGCAAAGCCATGCTTCTTACACCACATGGCGTAAGTCGTCTTGCTTCCCTTACTGATTCGGCTGTGGGGGTTGGAGAAAACGAACCGGATGTCCAGATCTGGGTGTTGGGTCTGAATGATCAGGTGTTTCTTGCGGTCGGCTACTACGAAGCGTCCTTTGGTCTCGACAACGATGCCGTTGGGAAGAACCCAATCGGGCGTGTACTTGGCATCCCGTGGCGGATGGGTGAAGTGAACCTTGTACTTTTCGTATTCAGCTTCGACGCCATTCTCTTGGAGATGCCTCGCATTGACTTCCTCCAGGCCGCTCCGGAAGCCGTTCTTCAAAGCAACCTGTCGAGCGGTCGCCTTGGAACTCTTCCGAGCAGTGGTAGCCATGGTTTAAAAATCCTCGTTTTCCTTGTCGTCGGCCTGATCATCTTGGGCAGAGTCGTAGCCTTCTTCCTCACCGAAACCGTCAGAATCACCTTCCGGCATGTCATCAGTCTCGGAGTCGAATCCTTCCTCTTCACCGAAGCCGAAGTCGTCACCGCTGGCACCACCACCGAAGACCGGGTTGATAACCTGAGCAGCCTTCAGACGCAGAGTGATGCCGGCCTGGGAATCCTTGGCGTTGTAGTAAGGGACAACCTCGAAGGAGATCTTGGCGGTCGTGCCGTTCCACGGGTTCTTCGGTGGATCAAACTTCTTGCCCTTCGCGTCGAACAGGACCGGTGCCTGGGTGAAAGGCTCACCTTCCGACGGCTCGACGTAGGCCTTCAGCTTGAACTTCACGAACAACTTGCCATCACCGATAAAGCAGGGGGCATCGTTAGCTTCTTCCACTTCGATGGCCTTGCCCTTCTTCTTCTTGCCGTTGTGGATCTCACCGAACTTCTCAACGGAGTCTTCGATTGCCTGACGCAGGAAGTCCACGAGCTTGCCCTGTGATTTGCCAGTCTTGGCGTCGAACATCTGGGCATCTTCCGGCAGTTCGATCTCAGCCTTGTAGTCGCCGTGACTGTTGAACTTGGTGTCAGGCTGTGACAGGTATGGGTAAATCAGGGTGCCTTTGGGCGTGACATAACGTGGGTTACGTTTGCTTTCTGCCATTCTGTTGGTCTCTCTTATGCGTAAATTTCGCGGAGTGCATTGGTGTTGATCCCATCTGCCAGTAGTCGGCTTTCGAGATCGGTGGGGACTAGCTCGCCTTCACGTAGAAGGGCCATGAATGTGTCGATGTCTGTGTCTTGCATGGTTCTTTGTCCTTAAGTGTGGGGAATTAAAAACGCTGGTCTGTCCTAAGGTGTGGGGTATTAGATAAACCACCAACCAAAGGAACAGATCCACTTACGGATACATCAAGCGAAAAAGAAGTCGGACTCCACCACACGCTGAAGATCCAAGTTGCCTTTGATGGGCAGGTCGGGGATCTCTGCGTCTGCTGGCAGTTGCATCTCTAGCTCATCCTTGAAGTTCTCTAACACATCGTTCTCAACGTACATATCAACGAAGGAGTACCGAAGTTCATCGGCCAGCTTCCATGCGTTGCCCGCGTGGGTGCCATAGGAGTCGTGTACTAGGCCAAGAGATCGGATACCGTGCGCCCAGCAGCGACGGATAGTCTCACGCATGTGGCTTGCATCCATGGAGTGAACCCAGTTGGGAGCAATGCCATTCACCTGTTTGTTACGGTCAAGCTTCAGCTCTCCTGGCTGCTTCTGTGCGATGCTCATGGTCATCCGGATGCCGCCAAAGGTTAGCTCGATACGCTTGGTGTCCAGCTTTGGGTAAGCTTGGAGGACCGGCAGACCATCCGGAGTATCCCAACGGATCGGCAGTCCTTCCTTCGCAGCCATACGAGCAGCCGATTGGAACCAGTCCATCGCTTCCCGAGCAGCAACAACCACCCGAGCAACAGCTTTCCAGATGAGCTTGCCCATGTAAGCAGCAGCGGGCCAGCCTGAATGTTCCCACGGGAAGTCATCACCCATGGAGAGCTTGGCGGGCCTTACAGTATCCACATTGACCTGATCCTTGAAGCCAAACTCTTTGGCTCCGTAAGCTAGTGTCATGCATAAGTTCAGATAGGTTCGCTATACCTACCCCGCGCCATTACACGCAGCCCACCATTCCTGATGGGATCGGACTATATCATCTAGTGAGGCGCTTCCACCGGCAATCGCTTCCGGCGTACTCCCTTGCGGGATAGTCTCTACACCTTCCAAGAGGAGCCACACCTCTTAGCTTGGCTCGGGATTGTCCGTTCTGGATGTTCCCCGAATTCACCTCATTTACCGCCCGCCATTTTAGACAACGGGCCTCTTGCAGACTTTCCGAGTGATGCCCAGCTTGAGCCACCCTTCGGCTAACGTTCGGATCTCAGCAAACTCTTCGTCATCATTCATCGCATCCTTGAGTACCATGTCATGAACGATGTCAGCCACACGCTGATAGATATCTGCTGGCTTATCCAATGGCACGAGGTTCACAGCCTCACCACCTACCGGATCTCTCAGGGCAGCGGAGAAGTTCTGTAAGCCGTTGCAGGAGCCATCCATCTGGATCGGTAAGGTGGACACGTAGCCCCAGCCTTCCTGTTTGAACTCTTGCCACTCAAAGCAGAACGCCAAGAACTGGAAGGGATCATCCGCACCATCCCAAAAGCGATTGTTGAAGGGATCAATGGCTGACGCAATGATGGCCTGTTCGTTCTCTTCCACCCATTGGACTCGCCCTTGGAGATCATCCTTGTCGTAGCCATAGACGTTGGCACCATGCACAGCAAGCCATGCCCTGCCTTCTTCGTCATCGATAGGAACACCGTTGGCAAACGTGAGCATACCTCTAGCTAGGTCTGAACCTTGTGGGTTGAGAAACATCGGGACAGCATAGGCGCGGCCTCGGAAGTCCATCTGATGGGGGAAGTAGATCGCCTCCTCATCTTCAAAGGACTCAGAGACAGACAGTATCTTCACCAGCTGCAGACGCAGGGATTTCAACTGGTCGTTGGCCGAATGGATGTCGGATGCCTGACGCTTCCACTGCTTGAACTCCTTCAGGTGCTGCTCTGTCCACTCTTCACGCGGGTACTCCCCAGGCTCCAAGTTCTCCAGCCAGATAGGCTTCGGTGGGATCTCATGGTTCTCAGCTTTGGGGACATCCCCGAGAGTGGAACCGTTCCGCCAAAGGATAGCTGCAGTTTCAAGAATACGCTGATTGATCTGCCAAGGTGTACTCTGCATAACGTTCAACGCATCGTAGACGTCCGGCATGTCCAGCTCGCTCAGCTCTTGGAGGTACGGACGGTTATGAGTCTTGATCATTGTTAGGCCGCGTACTCGGGTAGTCCAGTAGCCACCATCGAACGGTGTAGTCCACGGCTTAGGCTGAACGACAGTCGGCAGGTATACCGGTGTCATGATCTCACAGCGAGAGTTCTCATCCTCGATCCACTTAATGGTTTCATCAGTGGCCGTAACGAAATCGATGGTTGAGTTCTTACCGGTGTGGCGGGTCACCCGTTTGATCAGTCCTGTCTTGTGGGTGATTATATCAATGAGCTTTACCCCCACGTTGGCGCGGGTCTTGGTGCTCCAGGTTGAATATTCAATGCCACGGTTATTCATGTTGGCCCGCATAACCTTACGGGTCATGTCATAGGTACGGGTCTGGAGGTTCTTCTTCTCGCGCTTGCGGAGCCACTCATAGGCTGACTTGTCGGCAGT